TTTTTAGGTTTTTTATCACTCATTTTTTTAATTTAAGGGTATACTAATATCTCCAAAGGTGTTCTAAGCAATTGACTATCTTGTAGTACATTTGTTGCACCAAAATACGTTTGTAAAGAAAAGTCACCACTACTTGTACTATTTATATTAAATAGATGTGGGCTTGACTTACCTGTTTGTGATATATTTATTACTGCTTTATCTATGTCAGCCAGATCACTGGAAAAATCAAATTGATATGTTCCTACACCATCTCTACTTACACTTAATGTAAAATCTGTTGTATTTTCTAAAACAGTTATTACTGGAGCACTATCACCAGCTTGGGTCAACAATGCTCTATATATTTTTGGTATTGTTGTAAAGTTTGAAATACTTATTGTATCTCCTTTTGTTTGAACATCTATATCACCACCACCAATTAAAGTTCTAAACCTCAATTGATCACCCACTTCACTTTCAAAAACTTCTTGGCCTCCACCTATATTAATTGCAGATGTTTGATCACCACCACCTGTTGCATTAATAACTAATGAACTACCATCATCACTTATATTTATATTAGAACCTGCCACTATAGATTTAAATCTCAGTGATTCACCAACTTTATCTTTATATAAACCAAAACCTCCTCCTATATTTTCTGCAGTATTTGGTTCACCTTCTGTTGTGATTTCTACATAGTCATCATCTGAAGATAAATTTAAAGTTAAATTAGAACTTAATGATTTAAGTGTACGGAAATATACTGTACATTCACCTGTATCAGGATCATTAACAGTTTTTTGATAAACTGTAGCTGTATCTCCTTTAGCTACAACTGGTGTATTTTCATTAGTACATCCCTTACCTTCTATCTTAAAGTCACTAATCTTAATAAGCTTAACCGCTTTATAAGGGATGGGAGATGCTACACCAGTCATGTCTGGAGTTTCATTCCATTTACCTAGTACTAAGACATCATCTTTTTCAGCAACTTTAGAATACTTGCCTTGTCTAATTAAACTTAATATGTCAGTTAAAATATTCATATCTTATTTGCCATCATAGGTCCATCCACCCATTTTATATTTTTGTTTTTTATCTTTGCCGGATTTATCCTGTACAATTCTTTCTGCATCACCTCCCTTACGCATTTTTTCTGTGTAAGAGCCTTGCATCATGTCTTCTAGTTCACCACCAGTTCTCATAAGCATTTTACTTTTTTGCCTTGATAACTTCTGCTTTGGTAAACATGGTCTATTTTTTGCCATTTTAATTAAATTTAAATATCCAATGTAAACGTTACAAAGAACAAGTATACTTTCATTGTTGCATAATTAAACTCAGCATCTGGTTGTATAAACTCCCATCCTAATGCTAATCTGTTATGTGGCCAATGAAATGCTATTTCTAATTGCCAATCTCCCATTATATTTTACTTTTGGTTTTATTACATAGTCCTTGACGGCAGTGTCCTAAACAAACCTTACCTCTTGAAACCCACTGAATTAATAAACAAATTTGTCTCATTTTTTTACTGGTCTTTTTTTAGGAGCCCTTTTTCTAGTTTTACCTACAACAGCTTTAGGAACATGCCCTAGTTGATTACCAACCTCTTTTATTGCTCTACCTACATCAGCTAATTCATCTGCTGTAAGTTTATAGCGTTTTACAATTTCTACTAATGTAGATTTTGCTTTTTCATCTATTGTTGTTCTTGACCATATAGCTATCCAATAGTCTTGTAAACTATAAGTCCAAATAACGTGTATAATTTTCTTAAACATATTTATGTTTTTAAAGTACTATATTAATAATATACAAATTTTGTCAGACTTAAACAACTGATTGAGACATATAAATATTATCTTCGCATTGCTTACTGATATATATAAATAATAAACATTGGTTCTCTTTTATATCTCAGTTGTATTTAGTAAATTAAATATATCTAGTAGCTTCATTTTCTCCTGTAGGAAATGAGGCTTTTTAATCCTTAATAAATAACCTTATGAACAAAAACATCTTTAAACCCAGAGTAAATATACTACCGTATGAGTATCCACAACTATTAGCATACAAGGATGCCATTAGACATTCCTACTGGATTGATACAGAATTTAATTTTACAGAAGACATACAAGACTTTAAAGTCACTATATCAAATGAAGAAAAAGATGTTATTAAAAAGACAATGCTTGCTATTGCTCAGATAGAAGTTAATGTAAAAACTTTTTGGGGAGATCTTTATAAGCGCATGCCTATTACAGAAGTAGGTGATGTAGGCTTTACTTTTGCTGAGTCAGAAGTAAGACATAAAGATGCCTACGCCAGGCTGCTTAGAATACTAGGATTAGAAAAAGAATTTCAATCAGTAGTTGAAGTGCCTGCAATAGAAGGTAGACTTAAGTACCTAAAGAAGTACTTAGATGGTACACGTTCTAGAGACAATAAAATGTATACTAAGTCTGTATTACTATTTTCTTTATTTATAGAACACGTAAGTCTATTTAGTCAGTTTTTAATTATGATGAGCTTTAACAAAGAAAAGAATGTACTTAAAGGTATATCTAATGTTGTTGAAGCTACTAGTAAAGAAGAAGAGATACACGGCAACTTTGGTGCTGAACTTATTAATATAATTAAGAAAGAAAACCCGGAGTGGTTTGATGAAGAGTTTGAAGAACTCATTTATTCTGCATGTAGAAAAGCATATAGAGCAGAGTGTGGTATACTAGATTGGATTTTTGAACAAGGAGAGCTTGAGTTCTTACCAAAACAAACCATCTATCACTTTATAAAAAACAGATTTAACAACTCTCTAGAAAAGATAGGTATGAAACCAATCTTTGAAGTCAACCAAGAACTTTTAAAATCAGTAGAATGGTTTGATATAGAGATAACAGGCACTAAAGAAGGAGACTTCTTTTACAAGAAGAGTGTTGACTACAATAAAAAAAGCAAAAGCATCACAGTTGATGATTTATTTTAAAAACAAAAACCAATGGAATATAATAAATACTACTGGCTGAATGAAGACAGCCGCACATTTTTATCAAGAGGGTATATATCTGAAAGCCCTGAACAAAGAATCAAAGACATTGCTATAAAAGCAGAAAAGTATTTGAATATAAAAGGCTTTGCAGAAAAGTTTGAGGACTACATGGCAAGAGGTTTTTACTCTTTGTCTACTCCTGTATGGATTAATTTTGGTAAACAAAAAGGTTTACCTATAAGTTGTTATGGATCTAACGTTGATGATAACTTAGATAGCATATTAAATGCTGGCCGTGAAATTGGAATGATGAGTAAATATGGGGGAGGCACAAGTGCTTTTATTGGCAACATTAGAGCAAGAGGAACTGAAATATCTACAGGCGGCTTTGCTGATGGCCCAGTGCACTATGCTAAGATTTATGATACTGTAGTAGATGTATGCAAGCAGTCTGAGGCTAGACGTGGTGCTTGTGCAGTATACCTACCAGTTGAGCATGCGGACATCTTAGAGTTCTTGGATATTGGCACAGAGGGTAACCCTATACAAAATTTGCAGTATGGTGTTACAGTTACTGATCAATGGATGACTGAAATGAAAGAAGGAGATAAAAGCAAGCGTAAGGTATGGGCTAAGATTATTCAAAACAGAAGTGAATTTGGATTTCCGTATATTATGTTTAAAGATAACTCTAATAACAACTCACCTTACAAAGAGCTTGGGATGGAAATCACAGCGTCTAATCTATGTTCAGAGATCCAGCTTCCCACTGATAGTTATAACTCTTTTGTATGTTGCCTTGGTTCTATCAACTTATTACACTGGGACCTTATAAAAGAGACTGACGCAATTGAAACATATGTATATTTCTTAAATGCAGTAATGGATGAATTCATTATTAAGTCTGAAACCATGCCAGGCATGAAGAGAGCATTTAACTTTGCTGAGAAGCACAGAGCTATTGGTCTTGGTGTGTTGGGTTACCACTCATTGTTTCAGTCTAAGCTTCTTGAGTTTGACTCACTACAAGCTAAAGGTTTGAACAGTGAAATATTTAGAACTCTCAAAGATAGAAGTGAGATTGCTTCTAGAGAATTACATAATGAGTATGGATATACATCTCTTAGAGAAGGATATGCTAACACTACTCTTATGGCCATTGCTCCTACTAAGTCTAGTTCATTTATACATGGTGCTGTGTCTATGGGTATAGAGCCTATTAAGTCTAACTACTTTATTAAGGATCTTGCTAAGTCTAAAACTATTTACAAGAACCCGTTTTTAGAAGAGGAGCTTGAGAAGTATGGTCTAAATACAGACAAGACTTGGAAGTCTATCTTAAAGAAAGATGGTAGCGTGCAACACTTAGATTTTCCTACCAAAGAAGTATTTAAATCATTTGTAGAGATATCTCCAAAAGAGATTGTTTTGCAAGCAGCACAAAGACAAAAGTATATTGATCAATCACAGTCATTAAACTTAATGATAGATCCATCTGTCTCAGCTAAAGATATAAATAAATTATACATGTATGCCTGGGAAGAAGGTGTAAAAACTTTGTACTACCAGTTTAGTAAAAGCAGTGCTCAAGATTTTGCACGTAACATTTTAGAATGCTCAAGTTGTGAAGGTTAAAAAAAGAATACTTAAATTATTAGCTTATACAAATAAGCTTACATCATATCAAAAGGTTGCATCCCGTATAGGTTATATGGGTGCAGGCTTTTTGATAGCTGGTCAATGGACACTACATCCGGGATTATTTATACTGGGTTTTATATGTGTAGTTATACAAACATCATAACGTAAACAATGGAATCTTGTTGCTTTAAACGTTAATGGATTAATTGCTTGGACAGTTCATCTTATTAGAACAATGGCAGGATAAGACTAAAGTTTATTTTCTTAATCCTTTATGGTTGTCAATTCTATCTAGAACTTTATTAAGTTCTTCTGTTTTAATTAAGCCTGCCATAGAAGCATTCTTTAAAGCGCTTATAAGTTGTAGTATCATAAAGGGTACTACAACTACCTCAGATAACCAGCTTGTACCTGAAA